GCGCACCGGACTGCGACGTGACCGAGACGCCGTTGATCTCGACGAACGTTTTGTTGCAGTGGACGACCGTGCCGGCCGCCGTCATCGCGGTGCCTGTGCTGACCGTCTGAGAAACGCTCAATGTGTACGTGCCCGTTCCGCCCGTGCCTGTGCCGTAGCCGGTGATCGTCGTGCCCGCCGTGACGCCGGTTCCGGTGATGATCGAACCCACGCCCAGCTCGCCTGTGCTGAGCGCGCTCACATTGAGCGTGGTGCCGCTGATCGTGGCCGTAAATGCCGTAAGGGTCGGGCCATTGATTGTCGCGGTGACCTGATCGGTCTGTTGCTTGATCGACATCTTGGTGATCAGAGACGTGGCCGCGATCACGTTCGGGCCGCCTGCGGCCGAGAACGCCAGAGAAACCCGGATGTATCGGAACAAGGTGGCCAGCGTCGCAGTCTGGCCGGCAGTCGCGCTCAGCCAAAGGTAGGCCGTCATTGCCGTGCCCGTGCCCACCGTGGAGGCCACCCCCAGGTTGTACGTCCCGGTGCCGCCAGTTCCCGTGCCCAAGCTGGTGATAAACGTGCCATCGGAGACGCCCGCGCCATAAACCTGCTGGCCGACCGCTAGTGTGCCAGACGAAACCGCCGAGACCGTCATCACGGTGCCCGAAATAGTTGCGGTGAATCCCACCTGCGAGCCAGCCCAGGAAATCGTCGGGGTGATTGTGACGCTGCCCTCCACCGCCGCGGTTGAAAGGCTGATCGAGAGGTTGGTGGCGGGGAGCGTCGCGCCCGTATCGATCACCTCCTCGTAGAGGCCGCTTGTCGCGCCCGGGGCCGCATAGACCAGGTCGCCGGCAGCGACTTGCTGCGCGGGTGTCGTCCAGCCGTTGTTGGTGAAGTGCTGCGCCCAAGTCAGAGGCTCGGGTACCGGGCCGATGAGGTGGCCGGCCTCCACGTAACAGTTGGTGAAGCGGGTCAGAATGGTGGTCGCATCCGGCCCCCAGATCGTTGCGTACTGTCCCTGGAGCTGGTAATCGGGCGGCGCATTGATGGTGGCCGCCACTGGCGTGGGCGGCCCGGCGTTGCCAGCCGTGTCCACGGGGACGATCCAATAGACAAAATTGCCCGCCGCCGTCTCAAAATACGTGAGAAAGGTGCTGGGACCGTTGACGCCAATCTCGGTGGCCAGCCCGAACGCTTGGCCCGGCAGGCTGCGCCAGAGCTGGTACTGGGCAATCGGCAAGGAGCCAGCCGATGGGGCGGACCAGAACAGCAGCAGCTCGTTGTCGACGACTTGCTGCGTGAGGTTACTCACGGCGCTGGGCGCGGTGATGATCATCGCCACGCTGATGGCTGGCGAGTAAACCTGTTGTCCGTTGGCGCTGTAGGGTGCCACGGCGGCGATCCACACCTGATAGTTGGCCGCGCCCTGCACCGCCCAGAAGAAGCTCGCGCCACCGATCTGGCTTGCACCCGTGCCCGCGGTGAGTGGCGTGCCGGTTGCCCAGCTCGCGCCCTGGCGCAGCTCGTAGAGCGATACGTCCTGCGATTGCGATGGCGTCCAGCTTATTCGTAGCCCGGAGGGCTCGACGTTGGCCACCGCATTGGTCGGCGGCAAGGGTGTTCCGATCGGGCCTGTGATGACGTGGCTGTAGGCCGTGACGCTGGCCAGCGCCTCTTCGCCCCCACCGTATATGTTGAAGGACGTGAATTTGAAGAAAATCGTCTGCCCGACCAGCTTGGGATCGTAGGCATACCGGAAGACCTTGCCGTCGATCCGCACGAAGCCGGCGCCGTTCGCGTGCGCGCTGTTGACGGTGCCATAGACCCCGCGGCGGATGTAAGTGCTGAGCGAGTAATGGTTGGCGCTGGTCAGCGTGGCGGCGCTGTAGCTGATCATCTCCGAGTCGCACCAGCACAGCGTGTTATTAAGGTCAGCGTCGTTCGTGGTGCCCGGTGTCAACGTACCCAGGCTGGTTGCGAGATTCACTGCGAAGGTGTCGGCAACGTCCGGATCGGTTCCGGCCGGCGTGCTGGCCGTGAGGTAGCCATACCGGGCCGACTCCACCGATCCCAGCGGCTTGTAGCTCACGCCATCGGTGGAAACCCAGACGGTGGCGCTTCCCCAGAGGGGATTGACGCCGGCCACCGCGCACCACACCTCGAAGCCCGTGCTCGTCAGGTCGCCAGGCGCATCGAAGATGATGGGCGCGTTCACCGAGCCGGGGGATGCGCCATAGTTGATCCGGTACCCCAGCGGCACCTGCACCGGGTTGGCGATGGCCGTGGCGTGGCCGAAGGGCACATCCTCGGCAATGAAGTCCAGATCACCGTTCTTGTTTTCGCTGATCTCGGTGATGCGAACTAGCTTGCCCACCAGGCTGTGGCGCGGATCGGTGAGCGTGACCAGATCCATCGGCTCCAGGGCGCAGAAGGAGAACGGCAGCGAGAACTGGAACGTGGTGCTGACCGCAATGGACCGCTGCAGAATGAGCTGGGCCACATTTCGCGCGACGTTGGGGTCGGCAATGTACTGCGCATCGACCTGCGGCATCGGGAAAATGCCGCGCATCGCAATATCGCCCTCATCCTTGGCCTCGGCCTGGTCGTCGTTGTATTGGTTGTTCCGGTTGCGAAACTTGATCGCCACATTGTTGTAGCGCTCGATGGGGCTTTTGCGCAACACGACCAACGGGCCTTTGCTGCCGCCCTTCTGGTCGAGGAAATCGTCGTACGTCAGAGCGTACTGCGCGGTGAGGTTGGGCGTGAAGGTGATCCCGTTTCCGCTGACTGCGGCGTCCGCGTAGGGTGTGATCTTGAGCTGGTTGTCGGTGAAGGCGAAATCCGAATTCGTGATCTGCGCGATGCCCCGCAACACATCGGCCGCGGTGGTCTGGGTATCGAGGCAAAACGACAGCAGCGTGCCGGCGGCCACGCAATATTTCGAGTACTGCGTCCAGTCTCCCAGCTTCCACCAGGGGAAATTCGCGCCGTAATTGGCGTTGGTCAGGAAATCGTAGAGGATGTCCTTTGGGTTGGCATCGTGGATCGTCGAGCTGTAATTGAAGCCAGAATCGACCTCGATCGTGATGTTGGGCATCGAGCCCGATGAGTCCAGCTGCAGGCCAAGCACGCCCAGGTAGGCAAGGCGGTTGTAGGCCAGCGCATGCGTCGGGTGGTTCGCGGTAAGCCAGGACCACACGGCCTGGCCGGTGGATCCGGTGAACAGCGAAGCGTTGATGTTGCCCAGGGCGGACGCGCCCACCGGACTGGCAAAGTAGTAGCCGACTTCGATGATGGTGCTCTGCGTGGTCAGCCCGGCAGCGGAGAGCCGCGCCCAGAACGTCGACGTGATCGTGAAATTGGTGGTTCCGGCGCTATACGTGAAGTCCGTGCCCTCGACCAAGGTGTAGTAGTTGCCAAAGCCCGGCGCTTGCGGCCCGGTGGCGGTTATCCAAGCCAGCAGCGTGTAGGTGGCCGCAATCGGTATCTGAGTGGTGTTGAACGCGCTGGTGACCGAGTTGACTGAATATTTCTCGACGTAGCCAACGTTCACTGTGCTGGTCGTTCCAACCGGGTACTGCGTCTTTCCAGACCACACCGCCAGTGCTTGGCTAATGTTGCCCTCGCACAGCGCAAGCAAAAGATTCGCGTAGTAGGTGTAGCCCGTGACGGTGCCGCCGCCCTTGCCGCCGGATTGCTGCTGGACGCTCCAAAAGTCCAGGTAGTCGATGATGTTGACCGGGACGCGCTGGCGTCCGTAGACGATGGGAATGGGCTTGGCCAGCACCGCGGTGTCGATCCGCATGGAGGACAGCACCGGCACATTGCTGCTCACCTTGCCCCGGAAAAGGCCGCTCACGGGGCAATTCTCCAAGCGCCGGCAAAGCGCCCAGCCAGGTCGCCGTCATCGGACCGGGTGAGCGTCACGCACCGGGCCAGCATGTAGGCGTGGACAATGCTCCCGGGCCACTCAACGACGATGGCGCCATGCGAGACGCACCGGCCGTACTTGAAGAGGACAACGTCGCCGGGCTGCGGATCGCCCTCCTCCACCTTGCTGCCAAACTTTTCCACCCAGCCCATGAAGCGCTCTTCGCCCCGGTGCAGGTGCCAGTCGCGCGGGTAGGGTTCCACCTCGACGTGCGGGATGAGGCCCGCGCGCTCGTAGACCTCGGCCAGGAACATGGCGCAATCGACGCCTGCGCCTTTCAAGCGCGCGGCGTGGTGCCAGGGGGTGCCCAGCCAGGTCATGGCCTCCACAACCGCCGGATGCGTCACAGGACAACCTCGGGCGTTGGCACAAATGGCGTGCCCCGAAAGTTGATCACGTTGCCGAATTTGCTCGTGCAGGTCGCTTGCGTCTTATCGCAGCCGGGATACACGGTGAAGGTGTCGCCGGTCTGAATCGGCATCGGCGTGGGCTGGTAAAAAGCGATGTACGTGCCGCCGGTGGCGCTGTACTTGATGCCCCGCACGACCCCGGCGTTGGCTCCGGTTGCCCAATAGAGCGAGCCAAGGCTGAAGTAGTTCGCGGCTAGTCCGCCTGCTGACAGGGTGACGCTGATGTCGCCGTTGGACTGCACGCCCACCACGGTGCCGGTAATCGCATAGCTCGATTGGTTCAGGGTGCAGCCGCAGTCGAAGAGCGTGTTCACGCACGTGAGCTGGTAGCAGTTGCGCGGCATCTCGATGGCCAAGCGACCCATGTCGCTCTTGATCTTCATCTCGATGGTCGGCGGGTCGATGCTGGTGATCTCGTCGACATACCCAGAGAACCAGTTCATGAAGCCGGTGGGCGATGGCGCGTTGCCGGTATTGGAAAACGGCACCTTGAAAAAGGCAAGATCAAGGGAAAAGAGCGCCCCATCCAGAACGCCCTCGCGCGCAGCCGTTGCCCAGCCCATGGAGCCGATCACTGTGTTGGACTCGGTAGCCAGGAGCTGCAGGGTCATCTCGTCCACATCGACCCCGCGCTTGTGCTTGACCCCTTCGCGCAAGAATTGCGGGCCGCTGTTGGAAAAGACGTTGCCGGCATAGGTGATAGGCCAATCGAAGGCCGCAAAGCGCACCACGGGGCCTGCGGTGAGCTGGAACGTCACAAGATCGATCCGGGCGAACGGCGTCATTGAGTCGAGCATGGCCTGGGTGGTGCCAGCCGTCACTCCGCTGTTGTCGATCACCTTCCTCATGGGATTTTGTTCCCCAGGCAGCCGATCATGTCTACCTTGCCCGCCTGCCAGTATTGCCACAGGAAGCGCTCGAACTCGATGGCGTCATCGGCGAAGCGGCATCGGTAGTAGTAGGTTCCGTCCCAGGTGACCGGCGCGGATGCCGCCGGCGCGGTGGCCAGGGTGACAACGCCAAGCGCGCCCAAGGTGTAGGACACAGAAACGCCCGAGACTTGCACGTCGGTGATCGTGTTGAGATTCATCACTGGCTCGACGAATCCGCCCCACGCTCGATTGAGCTGGAATACGGTGTTCGAACCGTTGCCGATGCCGATGCCCTGCGCCGTTGCCGTGTTGTCTTCGGGATTGGTCCACAGGAACGAATCGAAGCTCCCTTGGCGCTGCATGATGAAGCCCATCAGGTTTTGCAGCTCGGCATAGGCGGCGGCCGAGCGCAGCATCTCGAATTTGAGGCTGATGTCATAGATCGGGTACTGGCGCAGGGCGATGCGCTGCTCGGCACCGGAGACCGCCACCTGGCTGAGCGACAAAAAACGCGGCGTCCACTTGGTCTGGATGTCCAGCCCGAGGAGGTTGGGGAAGACCTGGTTACTCACAGGAATTTGCCCCGGAAGTGCGCGCCGCTGATCTGCCCTGCGACCACCTTGGCCACGTCGCGTCCGTTGCGTGCCAGGAATTTGGCGACGTCCTGCGAGTCCTGGGCGTGGATGTGGAAGGTAGATCCTCCACCGCCGCCACCGCCACCGCCGGCCATGTTCCGTATCGTGTCCGCATGCTCTTGCGGCAGCACCATCTCGCGCTGGTGGAGCTGGGTGATCGGGTTTTCACCGGCCGGCACATCAAACCCCTGCTCAGCGAAAGCCATGACCGCCACGTAGGCGGTGGCCGCGGCTGCTGGCGCCAGCACCGGGCCGACGAAGGGGATGCCCACTGTGGCCTTGTACGCACCCGCCGCGGCCTCACCTGCATCCTGCTGGACTTGAGACTCGTGCGTCGTCTTACCTATCACCATCTTGAGCAGCTGGTCGCCGATGAACTTGGCCGTGGTCTTCTCGATGGCGCTGATCGCGGTGTCGGCCAGATCGGTTTCCAGCTTCCTTCCCGCCTGGTTCCAGTTTTCCGTGCCCTTGATGAGCCCATCGAACGCCTTGGTGAAGTCCGCGGTCAGGCCCTGGGCGGCCTTTTCGTACACCGCCGCCGACTGCTGAGCTGCCTGGATCTGCAGCTTGGCAATATCCTGCTGGGACTTTTCCTCGGCTTTTTGCTTGGCCAGGAGGTATTCGGCCTGCTTCTTCTCGTCGTCGGCATAGAGATCGGCCAGCTTCTGGAACTGCTGAGCCTCGATCTGGCCACGCATCTGCGCGAAGGTCATCTCGTTGGCCAACTCTTCCGATCGGGTCTGTGAACCCAGCGCGGTGCGCATCTGGCTTTGCTGCTGCGCTTCCTGCACGGCTGCCTTCGAGGCGTCGGCCTGGACCTTGATCTTGGCGGTTGCGGCGTCCAGTTCGGCCTGCTCCGCCGCAATCTCCGCCGCTTCCTCTTCCTTGGCGTCGTTTGCCATGCCCTGCATGATGTTCTTTCGCACCTGGGCGATCTGCTCCTGGGTGAAACCGTATTCCTTAGCGGAGGCCTCGACGCGCTGCCAGAACGCAACTTCCTCAGCTCCAGTGACCGGATCCAAGGCGGCCTCGCGCGCGAGCTTCATCTGATTGAAGGCGTCGGTGGCTTCCTTCAGCTCGTCGGTGGGCGGGGCGGCCTTGTGGAAGGATTTGCCGCCCTTGGGCCCGTCGCCGCCTTCCTCGCCGCCGCCTTCGGGCTTGTGCGGGTCGTCAGACCACAGCGCTTTGATCTTGTCGTAGACCTTCTGGTCGTCGGCGTCGATCTCGTCGTTCATCGCCTGCCAGTCGGAGCTGACCTGGTCGGTGCCCTCCTGCATGGCGGCCCAGGCGCCAGAGAGGTCGCCCTGGCCAATCTTCGTGAGCGAGACGCTAATGGCGCCCAGGGTGTCCCCGATGACCTTGCCGATCATCTTGAAGATGTCGATGACAAAATCACCACTGTCGACCAAGACCAGCAGGCCGGATGCGGCGAGCTTCGCGCCCGCCTCGAGCTCCGGCAGATGCGTCTTGACCGCCTCGGTGAAATCTTTCATCAGGTCTTCGAAGACCGGCATCACATCGTTGCCAACCACCTGGGAAAGCTTGGTCATGGCAGCGTTGGCCAAGCCAGTGGCCTCGTTCCACTTGGCCAGCGCCTGCGCGGTACCCTCCCCAGTCTCCAGGTTCAGACCACGAATCGCCGCGGTAGCCTCGGCGGTGACGGCCGGCGTGATCTTCAGGTAATCGACCACCTGCTTGGCGCCGCGCGCGCCAAATAGCTCAGCGGCAGCGCTGGCCTGGTCTTGCCCTTCCTTGTACTCGCGGATCTTCGATAGCGACTCCTCGAACAGGGTGTTCATGTCCTTGAAGTTGCCCTGGGAATCGCGCGTGGCAATCCCCATGTCGTTCCATGCTTGCTCGTTGCTGTGGAGCTGGCGCTGCATCGAATTGAGCGCCTGCTCGGCATCGGCGGTGCTTTGGCCGGTGAGCTTGAAGGATTCGATGAACGTCGCGGCCTGATCGCCGGTGACGCCCATCTGGTGGGACAGGTGTTCGACCGATTCTGCCCACTCGTTGGTTTTCTCTATTGCCTCGGCAAAGGCTCCGCCGGTGGTGATGAGCGCGAAAAGGCGCTCGAATCCTTCTTGGAGCTTTTCGGTCTGCTCGTGAAGCCCCTCCAGGTGTTCCTTGATCTGGGCGACGCTCGACTCGGTCGCCTCAGCGGCATGCTCCATCCCCGATTCGAATTGCTCGGCGGAGGCCTTGATCTTTACTTCGACGGTGTCATCAGACATTGCCTACCTCATATCCTGCGCGCGAATAGTTCCGCCGCCGCCGCCGAACATCGCCAGCAGTTGCTCTGGCGTGCCGACGTCGTTGGATTGGGCAACGGAGTCATCGGTCGCCTTGGGCTCGAACTTGGTCTGGACGATGGCGAGGCGGCGCAGCAAGACGTGCGGCGGCGGGAATTCAAGCCAATAGCGCATCAGCTTCTTCGCTTCGGGCCAGTCCATTTCTTCGGCCACCTCGCGCGGCAACCGGCCAAGGCCGGTGGCGATGTGATTGATAAGCCATCGCCAGTTCATAGGCCGCTGGTGGCCGCTCAGTTTCCCGGCGGCGTCTCCCGCGTGGGAGCCAAGCCGGAGTTGCCCATCGCGGCGTCGTACATGCGGCCCATGAGGTTGAGATCCATGTGCGTGCGCCACTTCCCCTCGTCGAAGGGCGGGTAGTTGCGGGAGAGAGCCATCTTGACGACCTCCTGCTTGCTCACGCGCACCGGCGGATCCTGCTTTTCCTTTTCCTGCAACTCCTCGAGCTGGGCAAGCGACAGGGCTGGCACGATCACCACCCCGATGTCGCCGCCCACATCGATCGGCGTGCCCGGAAACTTCGCCTTCTCTGCTGCCATTGCCTACCCCCTCCCCCTGTTGCGTTGCCCCTGCTGCCCTACAGGGTCGTGCTGATGGTCCCGATGTTGTTGGCTGCGTCAGCGAAAGCGGAAAAGCCAAAATCCGGGATCTGGAAATCTTCCAACTTGGTCGCAAACCCCATCTTGCTGGCGATGCACTGGTTGAGCTTCAGGACCAGTGCACCGCTGTTGTAGGGCTGAGAGAGGATGATCGAGAAAGTTGGCTGCACGCCTAGCAAGTTGTTGGTCATGACCATCGTGCGACCCGAAGCGGCAACGCTGTAGGTGTAGCTGATGTAGACCGTCTTGGCGGTGTCCGCCGAATAGAAGGTGTAGACGCCGGTCGAAGCGTTTACGCTGTACTGGTCGGCCGCTGAGGGCGTGGTCACGTTCGACATGAACTTGCCAAGGCTGGCGTCAAAGACGCCCTGGTCCGCCACGAAAACGCCGGCGCTGGGCGGGGCAATCGTCACCTGGTAGGGCGTGGTCGGAATGGCGTGAGACTCGTTGGCCGCCATCAGAGTCTCGCCCGTGGTGATAGTGCCGCCATAGAAAAGGTCGTTGTAGACGCCCAAGTCGATGCTGGCGAACTTCGCTTTGCCCATGATCTTGCCCTTGCCACGCGCGACCGCGACCGGGAACTGGTACGTGCCGACCAGCTCCTTGACCGGCGCATCGAAGTCGATCGAGCAGTCCTGCAGAATGCCGAAATCGCGCGGCGTCGGGTTGGCGACCCCAGTGGGGGTGGCTACCAGCTTTCCAGATCCGAAGGCGAACAACATGGTGACGCTCCTTTACACAGGCCCGATGATGTGGATCGGGATAATGGCTACGGCCTGGTTGTCGAGGTTGCCCTCGTCGACCTGAACGTCACCGTCAATAAATGCCCGGGAGACAAGCCCCCCGAGCGTCTGGATCATTCCTGGCACGGTCCCGGGGTTGATCGCCCCCTCGACCGCATCGATCAGTGGGTTGAGCACTTGGCCGCCGCCCGATCCCGCGGCCACTTGGTTGAGCTCGTTCCTGGCGTAGATGTAAATCTCGCCGTGCAGGTGCCATATCGTGGGCAAGCCGCGGTTTTTCGCGCTGGCCGTCTCGCGGCGCTCGATCAGGTACAGCGCCGGCTGCTCCACCGGCGTCACCTGGGTGTAGTTGCGCGCGCGCCGCGATACCGAGATAAATGGTCCGCCCGATCCCTGCGTGAGGGCGGGGAAGAGCAACGCGAAGAACGCTGCCCAGATCGGTTCGCGGTTGAGCTGCATGGTCAGAGGTTGTCATCGACGCCACCGCTCTGGCGTTCGCGCCGCCGCATGCGCTCATCCTGGCGATGCTGCCGGTCCGATTCAGCGCTGTGTACGCGCAAAGACGCCCACACGGCGATAGCAAAGAACGCGCCGGCAATGGCGACCAGGACATCGGCAAGGCTCACGCTATGCCCTCCCCGACCGCGTCCGCAATGCGCTGCTTTACCGAATCGGCGCGCTCGGCGAGCGCACTGCGCAGGAATGAGCGCTCCGGCATCACGCTGCCCGGGTGGTGCACCAGGGCGCGAAATACCATCTTGCCGCCCTTGCCCATGAACGCCAGCGTCTTTCCGTTGACTGCCTCGATGATGTGGGGTTTGGTGGTGCCGCCGAACTCGTGGATTGCCGCATATTCGACGTTTGTGCCGACTGATGCCTCCGGGTTCGTCTCATCCCCGCCAGGCGTGAAGTGCAAGGAGCGGCGCAACCGGCCGCTTCTCACGTTCAGCACGTCATCGGAGACCTTGGCCTTGGCGCCCTCCAAAACGTCAGCGGCGCTCATGTTCACGGCGCGGCGCACCGCCTGCTTCACCTTGGATGGTGCTGCGCGCAAGCGTGCCGCCACTTGGGCGTCGCCGGTCACCTCGGAGGTGAACTCGATCATCAGATCACCACTCGGCGGTAGGCGTTGATGGCCATCTTTACCGAGTCTGGCATCGCCACCAGGTTGTAGGAGGTGGTCTCGCCGGCCATGGCCTGGCTGCGCAGCCCGATGCGGTCCAGCTCCTTGTATCGGAGCGCCACGGTCTCGATGCACGCCTGCTCGATGTCGTAGGGGATTGCCGAATAGCCGCCCACGTAGGAGACGATGACGTTCTTCCTGCCCCGCGGGATCGGTCGGTACCCGGACACGTAAATCTGGACCGCGTCCTGGGCGTCGATGAAATAGCCCGGGTTTTTGACTGCGTCACCGCCACTGGGAATGGTCACGCCGTCGATGGACACCGCCGATACGCTCACCAAGGGAGACCAGCGCACGGGGATGGCGTAGACCCAATTGGAAGGCCAGCCCATGCCATCGTCGATGCTGTCGCGCGTCTCGGTGTAGCTCGTGGCCGCCAGCATCTGCCCGCGGCCTACGTCGTAGCCCAGGTAGTCCTGGATCATCTGGCTGGCAGACGACAGCATGCGCTGCAGGAGCGCGTCGCTGGCAGAGGGCGCGTTCGGAGAGCTGGCAAAAATGTAGGCCTTCAGGTTGGCCAGGCTGGTCAGGTCGAACGCCTGCGGCCCGGTACCACCGGAGGCTGCAGAAGCGAGGTTCGGCCCGGCCATGATCGCTTACTCGGTCTCGGCCTTCTTGGCCAGGCTGAGCTTGGTCTGCTTCGGGGTCTCCGGCTCTACATACGGAAAGAATCCATGCGAGGCGAGCTTGGCGACGTGCTCGACCGGCACTTCGACGATGCCATCCTCGACGGCGTATTCCTCGCCGCCGGCAGACACGCTGCTGGCGTTGCGCGGGCCTTGGAGCTTTGCTGTGTCACTCATTTCGCCTCCCTCATCGATCGGGCGAGCCGCAACGCGCGGCCCGCCCTCCTTACTGCGTTATCCCTCGATCAGCCGTTGCCGATGTTGGTGATGACCCCGTACGCCGGGAAGAAGTAGTTCTGCAGCACGCCGTCGAAATACACGCCGTACTCGTAACGGCGCTTGACGACCGGCCATTCCATGGCGCGATAGTCGTAGCGCAGGCGCTTGACGATGAGCTGCTGAACCCCGGAGAGCGGGTAGTCGAGCGTGTCGCTGTAGAACAGGATCGTGCCGGGCGGAATGAACGGGTGGACGATCAGCTCCACCAGCTCGCCGGTGATCTTGTTGAGCAGGCCCTTCAACTTCATGCCGCCGATCACCGAGACGTGCTCGGTGTTGGCGTCGGCCGTAAACCGGAACAGCGGAGCGCCACCGCCAGCAATGATCTTGCTGTTGATGTTGATCGCCTCACGTGCATTGATGAAGGCGACCTGCGGGCTGATGCGGTAGTTGTTCCAGAACGCCGAGAACGCGACATTGAACTCGACGATGCCACCGGCGCCGTCAGAGGTCAGCGGCGTGCCCGTGCCTGCCACGCCATTCGGCTGCGTTGCGAAGTACGAGCCGACACCGGGCTTGGCCAGCATGGTGAGCAGGCCGTCGTAGACCAACGCGTTCGTGCTGTTGTCGGCAGCGGGCAGCGCTGCGGCGGTTTGCGTGCCGGTAGCAGCTGCAGTGATCGACACCGAATTGAGGGTCGTCACCGCACCCAGGACTTCGGCGCCGGCCGTTCCCCAGAACCAGGCGTAGGCATAGGCGCCGTTTACCCAGGCCACGGACGCGGCGATGCTCGAAGTCGCGCCGGTCGTTACCACGGTTGCATTGCCGCTCTTTTGCGCAACACCGCCGCCGTAGGTGTCCGACGATCCGTCGATGTTCGTGCGGTTGATCGAGGCCGCCAGGGTGGCAGTCGGGATATTGACCGACTCGCCCGTGGTGCCATCGTTGATGCCGGCCAGCTGCATGTAGCCGTCCATCGTCAGGGCAACGGCGATCACCGACCAGGTCTGCGCCGCCAGCGTGCCGCCGGTGGTGGAACCGACCAGGGTGGGCGTGGGCGTGGTGCCCAGGGCCAGCGAGGTGTTGCCGCCGAGATCGACGACTTCCTCGGAGATCATGGTCGAGCGCAGCAGGTTGTCCACAGCCAGCGCCTTGGCATCATCGAAGCCCTTGGCAGCGTATTCGGCTTTCCACGTCACGTAGTCTTCACGGCCCAGTTCGCGGTAGGCCGCGAAGTAGTCCGCATAGCTGTGGGTGTCGGCCGCGTTGCGATTGCCTTCGGACACGCCCGGCGAGGTGTGGCCGGTGTTGATGCCCGTGATGGCGCGCCAGTTGGCCTGGATGCCGCCATTGGCGCTTACGCGCGGGATGCGGTTGCGCAGGGGAGTTTTGACCGGAAACAGCAGCTTAGCGCGCGGCTCCAGGTCGTAGTTGGCAATGCCGTCGACCGCCGAGGTGGGCGATACGTAGCCGGCTTTGCCCAGAGGCTGCGACAGGAGGCCCTTGAGCACTTCCATCGACTGCCCCGTGAGCTGATTGGGGTTCATATTCGATCTCCGATAATTTTCGGCACTTCAGCGCGAACGCCGCGCCAGCGGTTAGGTACTGCGGTTGCTATCCGCCCGACCGTCGCCGGGCCCCCAATGGGTTACCGTGAAAACATGGCGCGCTGCGGCTGCAGCAGCGCCTTGGTGATCGTTGCGCCCTCGTCGATTTTGCCGCCGGGCAGACGCACCGGCTCAATCTGCGGATCGGCTTCCTGGCCACCCAGATCGGCTTCGCGATCCACGACGCTGTGACCCTTGGCGACCAGCGCGGCCTGGGCATTGACGAACGGCACGCCGCCGGCGGGCTTTGCCTTGATGGCTTCCAGCTCGGCCTGCAGCGGCGATATGGCGGCCGAAATGGCGCCCTTTATGAGCTCGGCCAGTTGGGACATCGCATCGACGTTGCCGTCGGCGGTAGCGGCAGCCGCGGCCTTGGTATCGAGGGCGCTGGCGGCCTTTTGGCCCTCCTTGGCGCTATCGTTGTCGTCCTGCTCGGCAGTCATCTCGTCGATGCCGTCCTTGGCGCTCTTGGCCATGTCGCAGCATTCCTTGAGCGACTTGTGCAGCTTGTCGAGGTGATCGCGATGGGCCGAGAGCTTGTCCTTGGTGTCCTTGGAAAACTTTGCGCCCGCCTTTTGCAGATTCAGCTTCATGTCGTCGTCCTTTTCAATTTGCGCAGCGCGCTCGATTTCCTCGCCGGCCTGCTCCTGGAGCATTTCGACCAGTTCCCGTGATTCCTCTTCGGCCATCGCTTGGAAAATCCCGACGCCGGTCTTTAGCCATGACCGAAGATCGGCCGGCACTGCGGATCCGTCACCTTCAGAGTCAAAATCCCACTGTGCCGACATGCAGATCCAGGCCAACGATTCCAGGGCCTGGGCGAAGTCACGCACGTTGTAGAGGCCCTTGGCCAGCGGCTCGGAGCGCTGAGCGGCGGCCGGCGGCGCGGCCAGGGCGGTGGCGGCCTTGAGCAAGGCGCGCACGTCGATCTGCTTGGTTGTCAGGATCTCGGCCACTTCCTCGACGTAGACCTCGTTGGCCTGCGCCGCCTTAGCGATCACGATCTCGCATTCGGGATTGGCTGGCCGGTCCACCAAGCTGACCTCGATGAGGTTGATCGCCGTGATGGTCGTCTTCTCCACGTCGTCTCGTCCGGTCACCTTGCCACCAACGGAAAAGCCCTTCAGGACCTTGTTCTTGACCTTCTTCACGGCGATGGGGTCGACGATGTGAGCGCCGAACCAAGTCTTGCCATCGTCCTGCACGTTGGCCTCGATGGCGGTGCCCACAGCCTTGGGCTGGTGCATCTCGCGCACTGCGCCCCATTTCAGGTAGTCGGGCAGCGCCGCCTTGATGGCATCGGGCTGGATCGTCTCGCCGTCGTCATCGACCGCGCCGGTCGAGGCGTAGCCCCAGACCTTGATCGTGCCGTCGTCCTGCTCTTCCATCTTGGACAGCGGGGCAAATAGACGCTTCATGCAGCCTCCGTCGCGGGCTCTTCCGCGTCTTGGGTTTCGTCGATGACCGGCGACACGTCACACCGGCATTGCGGATGCAAGGGCGGACCATCGCCGCCCTCACCCGGAAATTGGTCTTCGAGCGCCACCACGACGCCGTCCAGGTCCTGGCATTCGTCGCAGCAGCCATCGCCTACCGTCCACTGCTTGCTGGCCACCACTCCGGAGGCCTTCCAGCCGATCAGGTTGCCCTGCACGTCGGCCCGGGCGGTCTCGGTGTGCGCGATGACCTCGGCGCGGCTGGCGGAAAAGGCGTAGCTGTCGCGCAGCTCCTGGGTGAGCCGGTTATTGCTCCAGCCCTCTTCCTCGGCCTGGGCAACCAGGCTGCGCAGATGCTCGCGCGTGCCATCCGTGATCGCCATGTCCGCGTTCGGTTTGTCGACCAGGTTGCCGTCTTCGTCGTAGGACTTGCCCACCAGCTCAGCACCGCGCGCGCGGGCCCAGGCAAGCGCGTCCTCGTTCGGGCTTTCCATGTCGATGGAAACGCCGACCTGCTTGACGCCCTGCCTGGCGCCGTCCTGCGTGACGTTGGCCAGCTCGGTGCCCAACGTGGTGGCCAGCGCTTCCAGCTCTTCGAGCTGCAGCGCTGTGAGCACTTGGTCGAGCGGCGGCTGGTCGCCGGCTGCCTTGGCCCGGTTGGGCAGCAGCTCGGCGATCTGGGCGGAAACGGAGGGGACCATTTTGCGGAAGGCCTTAGTAAGGGCGCGCTCGATGCGCTCCGAGGCCTCTTTCACGATGCGCCGCTCCCGGTTGATGGGAGTGACGCGCGAGGATTTTCCCAGCGGGGAGGCAGCGGCCCCCTTGCCCGCCGCGGGTTGCTGCTTGCCCTTCGGGGCACTGGCGGGAGCGGGAGCCGCCGCACCGGCCGCGCCCGCCTGTGCAGAGGCAGGGTCCTGGGGAGGAGCGGCGGGAACGGGAGCGGGCGGCGGCTGGCCATCGACCCATTCCGACGGCGGCGGTACCACGCTCTGACTCTTTTGCATGGCCAGCAGCCAGGCAATGACGTTCTCGTCGAGCGGATCCCGGCCATCGTCGGCGCGGATCTCATTGGGGTGGAGAACGCCGGCCGCGGCAAGCGTTTTGCTGATGTTGGCCTTCTCGACAGGGTCGATTGCCTCATCGTCGCGCCACTGAAACTGCAGGTCCGCGAGGCCCTGGCGTTCCAGGCATTCGTCGATCAGCTCCTTGATCCAGACCTGATACGGCGCAAGCCCTTCGGCCAATGCTGCCTCGCGGGTGGTTTCCTGAGTACCGCGGTTCACCTGCTTGATGAAAGGACTGGGGTCCACTCCATAAGCCGCGCAGGCTACGCGCGCCAGCCACTCATCGAATTCGTCCTTCAGATCGATCTTCTTGAACTCGTGCCACGTCGTGCCATCCGGTCCGAACTGGATGCGCGCGCGCTCGGCAAGATTCCCGGAGAGCTTGGAATTCCATCGCTGGGAGAATTCCTCCAGCTGCTTCGGCGTCCAGCCCTTGTCACCAATGGGCACGCCCACATAGGCGGCCGGCATCGATCCCTCGGTGAAGTGATCGAGCTGTTGCACCTGGCGGCGCAGCGCGGTGTTCACCGTGATGATGATCCTCTCCACCGGGCTGTAGCCGTAAATCTTGTGCGTGCGCAGCACCCGCGGCTTGTAGAGCATCTGCTCGGAGGTGTAGAGCATCGCCGGCGTGCCATGCAGCGCCTGGCTGTAGGCAAAGTCAGGCGGCAGCGGCCGGCGGCCATGCGCATCGATGAGCGGCTTGATGGTCGAGCCGTCGATGGGCTCAAAGCCGAAGAGATCGCCGCCGATGTTGCGGTTCACGTACAGGCAGGGCGCATCGATGACCAGCAGATCATCGAGCAGCAGCTGGATCCATTCGCGCCAGGTGTGGCGCTGATCAGGCCGGCGCCACCACTGCTCCACGTCCTGGCACAGGTTGGCACTCTGCTTCTTTTTCGCCTTGTCGCGCGGCTCAATCGTCCACTCGAGCTTGGCGAGTTGGTCCTTGCGGCTGTTGATGATGATCGAGAGAATGTCCCACTGCGCGAGCTGGCGCATCGTCCAGAAGCTAACCGCCTCGTTGGCGCGCGGGATGTAGCGCAGGTTCTCGCCGACCTGGTAGTCGAACTGGCGGCCCTCGACGCTGCGCTGCTGGTCCTGGGTCACCACGGGCGGCAAAGGACGCAGCGGGCCGAACCATTCCTTGATCTCGTCGCCGTTGAAGATCAGTTTGGCCGCCAGGCCGGCGCGCGCCCAGAACCCCGGACCCTGTGAGCTGGTCGAGAGGTCCGTCGTGCGCGTGGCTTTGGACTGATCCGGCATGGCCTAGAAGCGACTGCCTGCGCGGGCCTGAGCGTTCATTTCCACAGCACCGTGACCGAATCCGAGGCGTTGGCAAGCGTCACACCAAAACCGTTAGGGCACGCCGCGCCTTCGCCCAGGTTGTGGATGATCCCGCCAGTCGGACCAGTCGATGCGCCCAAAGGCGCCGCAGAAAACGCGAGCGAGTCCGCTACGCCATTGACATCCGGACTCACGCTGGCGTTTCCAGCCATCGCAGCCGTTGAGCTGCCCGGATTGGTGCCGCCGTTGTAGATCACGCGCGGAACGATGGCTGCGTTGGCAGTGACCCGCACATAGCCCGCCGCGCCGGTGATGACCGTGATGTGCAGGCCCGGGATGTTGGGCGACTGGACGGTCTTGACGCGCGTAGTGGCGGTGGGACCGCTCATACCGCAGCGCCGTTAAACCCGCGCCAGACGATGCCATCCCAGAGAATTGCCGCACCTAGGGTCGTGTCGAGCCAGAGCATGCCGGGCACGACGTTGATGCCGGTGGGCCGCGCCGAGGTGGGACCCGATCCCCAGCCAAAGCAGTTCCAGTCGTTGTTCATCATCACGACAGCATCGAAAGCTGGCACGTCGATGGCGCTACCCAGTGCGCACTGGTACGTGCGCCCGTTGACGACAATCGGGTTCGGCCCGTTGACGATGGAGTCGGAGCCACCGGATGCCTGGCCTGGCGGGAGCATCCGCACGTTGCCGGTGAGGGGTACGTTCTCGAGCATGGCGGCGCTCCGGTCGGTGGTGTCAGATAAAAAAATTGGCGCCGTTGCGGCGCCGAATTCAAGGAGGAGGAAAGAACACTCGCGTGCCGCTAGACACGGGAGTTGAGTCTAGAGGCGGGCGTCATTTTTTCAATAAGAGAGTTTTGTTCTCTCTATGCTTATATTTTTGCTTACTCATCGCCGTGGAAAATGTTCACGCCGTGCCGAGTTTCACGTGGAACGACAGCCGCGCTCACCTGGGAAGCCCCATCGCCCATGCGCATCCAGTCGAGCAGAGCCGTGTTGTTCGCGCCCAGCATCAGCTCGGTCAGGGCCCACACCAGCGCATCGAGTCGGTTAGGGCTCTTGCCCTTGCCGTCGTATTCACACATCTCGTCCTCAAGCTTGGCAAAGAACCCGACGTGATGCACCCTGCCCTGCTCGTACAGCGCAGACACCGGCTCCGCGCGAATCATCTTGCCGCGACTGGCAGATACGGCCTTGTAGGGCACGCTGTCATCGACTGATCGGATCGTCGCTTCGACCATGGCGCCGCCGTAGTTGACCTCGGCCACGACCCGGTCGGCCTGGTTGGCGTGGAAGGCGGTCACTGCGGTGCGCGCCCATTCGGCTGGCAGCATCAGGCCTGACAAGTCGTTGAAGACGTAGCCGTGGCCGCGCTCGTCGACTCCGGCGGCGATCATGCCCACCTCGTCGTTCTTTTCCGGGTCATCGCCGCCGCTGGGGTCAATGGCGATCACAACGCGCTGGAGCTGCGGGCACACAGCGGCGCGCAGCGCGTCAATCTGCAGGCGCTGCCATAGCGCGCCGGGGTTGTCGTCCAGCACCTCGCCATCGAGTTCCTGACGCCCCAGGCGGGTGCCCACGTACTTGCCGACGATCTGCCGCAAGAACGCCGGCGCCAGGTGGTGGGCGTTCTCGCGCGTGGTACCGCGCGTGACTACGGTCGCCGGATCCGCGATGATGGATTTCACGAGCTTGGTCGGCCGTGGTGTCGTGGTGATGCAAGCGCGCGGATCGGCGCCCAGGCGAAGACCAAAGAGCGCCTGGTCCCAGGCTTCTGGGTAGCGCCAGGCGGCCAGCTCGTCAGCCCAGATGTCCGAGTGCTGCGGGCCGCGCAGCCGGTCGGGCTCATCGGCCGAGAAGATGGAACTGCGCGCGCCGTTGGGCCACACCAGGCGCCGGTTCGATGGTTCGTACTCGGGCCGCTCGTCCTTCGGGCAGCAGCGCAGGATACCGCTCTCGCCCTCGATCATCACGTCGCGCGCGTCCGCGGCGGTGGCCGCAATCAGCGACACGAACGGCGAACGGCGCACGCGCTGTCGCACCCACTCCGCGCCGGTGCGCGTCTTACCAAATCCTCGGCCAGCCTGCACCAGCCAGTACGTCCACTCCCTATGCGTCGGGTGCAGCTGGTTCGGTCTCGCCCAGAAGCGCCAGAGGTATTGCAGGTCCTGCAGCTCCTTCGAGCTGAGTTTGGCCAAGCGCCGCTTGCGCTCCTCGACTTGCAAGCTCCGGAATGAGTCGGCCAAGGATCGCGTCTCCGAGTGCTCGGGACTCGGGATCGTCGAAGTTTCGGTTTTCATTGACGATCGTTTCCTTCCAGCCCATGCGGGTGCGCGCGATGAACGCAGCTGCCTGCACCGCCTGGGCGCTGTTGCTTTCGGCTTTCTCGAACAGCGATTTCACGACGCGGCCCAGCGCAACGTCGGCGCCGTGCTTGATCTCCTCTCGGAACACGCGGCGGAATGTCGGCATCGAGATCGGCTTGCCTGTTTCCGGATTCAGGATCGCTGCCGCGATGCCGTCCTGGCGGATGCCGCCGGCCAGCAAACGGCCGACCATGACGCGCTGATCTTCTGACGGCAGGAATACTTTCTTCGCCATCCCTACCCCCGTAGTGGAATTTTTGCCAGCTGGTTCATCGGCTTGCGCATGCCCATCGATCGGCGCTGGGCGCGCGGCGGCAGCATCATCGTCGGAGCAGATTCCTGGGTCTGATCCTTCGGCTGCACCGCCGCCCACTGCGCCTGCAAAATCCCTTGCGCGACGTTATCGGGCACGCAGGCCATGAGGCAGGAGAGGTTCAGCCAGGTGAGCGGGAATCCGTACGACAGTGCGACGTAGTTGCGATGCACGTCCTGCAGGTCAGCTTGGGTCATAGCGTGGCCTGCAGATCACCGACGGCGGCATGGATGCGTTTCATAAGGCCTTTCATGCCCGCCAGGGAGAACGAGCCGACGCCAATGACCTCGAGCTCGTCGATGTGCTTTTGCAGCTCGCGGGCGGCCTGGGCGATCTCCTGGCGGGCCTTGCGATCCTTTCCCATGGACTCGGCGCGCGCGATGAGGCGCATGGCAGCCTCGTCGACTTCGCGCACGGTGAGGCGTTCTTGGTTCATCCCAGCAATTCCTCGGCAAGGTCGCGTTCGGGAAGGCTCAGCGCAGCCTGCTGCGCCTGCAGGGCCTCGACGACGATTTCCACTCGCGGCTCGCGGGCGTCGATGCCGTGGTAGACGTGCTTCTCGCGCACCTGGCGGTCGTTACGGTAAACGCCGGCCTGGGAGAGCTGGCGCTTGCCGATTTGCTTCGGTCCATTCGTTCCGAAAGCTGCCAAAGCGACAAAACGGTCCTGCAGCACGTCGAGCACCAGGGATTCGTCGAGGTCTGGGCGCTCGTTGGCGTAGAAGCACCGCAGCGTGATGCGCACTGGACCTTCGATGCGCTGGCGTGCCGCCGGCGGGATCTGGCGCAGCGCGTCGCGCTCCCAGGCCAGGGCTTCCTTGGATTTCACGATGCGTGGCACGGCGGTCGGGCCTTTGCCGAGCGTGACGATGTGATAGCCGTTCTTGTGGCTGACGGGCTGACCGAGGATAGTGAAGGCGATTACGCTCATGCCGTCGCTCTTTCGATTTCGATGCCCAGCGCTTGGCGCCAAGCACGGCGTTGTGAGGGGCACAAGGGCTCACCGCGTTCCTCCGCTTCCTTGAGCTTGCGCGCCCATTCTTTGGGGTCAATCGGCTGCAGCGACCGCGCGCGATCAACCAAGTCCTGGGCTTTCATGCCCGGCGCCTTGCGGTGGTAGCCAGACGCAGCACTTCTCCGATGGTGGCCGAGCCGATCTGCGATCGCGCCGCGCCACGCCGTGCGTAGGCCTTGTACCGGAGCTGGAAGTTGCGCGCGATGAACGGGATCTCCGTCTCAAGCTGGCGACCGATGGCCTGCGACCATCCGCCCATGCTGGCCAGCGTTGCCTTGGCGGTCTCGTCGATTTCTCGCCGGTGCAGCACGGCATCCCAGGCAATGGCGGCGGCCTCGTCGGCGGAACCCTCGACGGCCTGCACGAAGTCGGAAATCTTGGGCATCCAGCGACCACGGTCCGGGTCGCGCATGTGGGTTGCTGCTGCAGCCTCGACCTCCTCGATGTCGTACTCGCGCAGGCCGTGCCAGTAGAGCGCGACGGTCGTCTCACCTGGCTGCTTTTCGTAGTAGTCGCACAGTCCCGCAAGGAGCTGGCCAAAGCGCGTTCGATCCGAATCCTTCATGGTCATGCCCCCTTTTCGAGCCAGCCTTGGATGACGTTTGCGGCCTGTGCGCCCGCGGTGCCCAGGGTTCCGGGTTTTCGTTGTTGGGATTTTTCGTCGCGCACCCAGTTGCGCCAGGTGGCCAACCAGTCGAGCTTTCGCCCGTCTGCGCCGGGCTTGGCTCGCCAGTAGTCGGCGAATCGTTCGAAGGTTCGGGCGGGGTCGAGGTCGGGCCGCTCTTGGCGGCAGAACTGCGACCACTCGGGCGGGATTTGGAGCAGGGCGAAGCGCGAAGCGCGCGCCTCCTGCTCTTTCCCGGAGTCAGGACTCAGTGAAGAGGGAGTCAATGAAGAGGGAGTCAGAGAAGAGGGGGGTTGCGACCCCCTCTTCCTAGCGGCTTTTTCCGGGAGTTCTCCGGAATTTTCCGGGAGTGGATGCCCGTTCATGGCTGGATGCTTCCCAGAATCGGATTTGATTATGGCGGCTTTTTCCGGGAGTTCTGGCGGCTTGATGGTGCTAGGTTTCTCGGAATAATGCGGGTTCTGGTGGGTCAGAAACTTGGAAATCTGGATGAACTTGCCGTCCGAATTCTGGTAGCGCACCAGGAATCCGCGGGCTTGAAGCTCATCGAGCAGCTGGTCGACGTCCTGCGAATCGGCAGGCAGCAGCTCGATCTTGATGCGTATGGGTCGGTCCTCCAGGCGCCCTTCCCTGTCGGCCAGCATCCATAAGCCTGGGAAGATGTAGCGAGCCCAGACGGAGCACTGAATCAGCTCCTCGTTCTTGTATAGCCCGGGTTTTATGCTGCGGGCGCGCGCCATTACTTCTCTCCCTTGATCGGTCTGCTATCGCACATAGGGTTCACTTTTTCTCCGGGAGTTCGTTCCCGGACAATCCCGAGCGCCTGGCCTTGTCGGCGAGTACCGTGGCCTTATGGATACGAGCCCGCATCACGTCGACCAGCACCTTCTCAGCCCACTCGGCCATTTCGCAGCCCTCGGACTCAGCAATGAGGCGCAGGCGTTGGTGATCGTCGTCGTCGAGCTTCAGACGAAGGTCTTTGCGTTCGAGCGTCACGGATCACGGCGCCTTGAGCTGGTCGATGATCCCGATGACCTCATCGCAAGCCTCGGAGACAGATTGCAGGGTTCCCACACGCGGGTCGGTAATGCCGCCGCGGGAGAACTGCGACAGCCAAGAGCGGGAGACGCGCGCCTTGCGCATTACGGCGGGCCAGTGCCCACGGCAGCGCTCAACCTTCGCGCGTACAGCGGCGACCATATCGGCGGCCGACATCAGGAGACCCCGGCCGGATTCGCCTGCCTTACGACGCTCCACTCCACGTCCGGACGCAGATCCTCACAACGCACCGCACCATCCGTGAGTCGTTCGACGACTGGACACTTTTCGACCGGAAACTTGCGCTCGCCCCTCAGCCAGAAATAGACGAGCTGATAGCTGACGCCCAACTTCGTGGCTGTTGTAGGCGCCCCACCCAACAGATCGACAGCTTTTTTGATTGCATCCATGACAATTACTCTACACGTGTCGAATAACGCAGTCAACAACCGTGGACCCACACGATCCACAAATGTTTACGCTTGGGGAATGAAGCTCGGCGAAAAAGTTAAGAAACTGCGGCTGGAGCGCGATTTGTCGATCGCCGAGCTGGCGCGCGCCGCGAATATCCCGTTGAAATCGCTGGCAGCAATCGAGAGCCGCGGAAGCATCAAATCCGAGTTCGCACCCCAAATCGCCCAGGCACTCGAAGTGCCGGTGGACGACATCCTCAGCGACCCCGGTGAGCCACACATTGGCCACCTGAGCGATTCGATTTTGGGGCTCAGAGAAGCGCGGTTCAAAGATCCGAAATTCGCCGGAGCGAAGTTGTTCGCCCAAATGGTCCCGGTAATTTCTTGGGTTCGGGCAGGCTCGTTCGATGACGCGAATGACCCGTTCATGCCTGGCGAAGCCGACGACTGGGTGCCATCACTTCGCCGCGGCGGTGACAATTGCTACGCGCTCCGGGTGCGTGGGGATAGCATGTACGACCCCAAAGGCCCGAAATCATTTCCAGAGGGAAGCATCATTATTGTTGACCCCGACAAGCGAAGCCCGGTGTCAGGAACATTGATCATCGCGAAGGTTGCTGGCGCCCACGATGCGACATTCAAGCGATACCGCAACGAGGACGGCCAGCAATGGCTGCAGCCTCTGAACGAGGCCTATCGGCGTATCGATTCCGAATTCGACGTGCTTGGCACTGTCATTGGGAAATGGGAAGACGCTTAGCCGCGAAGCATTTTCAAACCCAGACCCGCTGCGGCGGGTTTTTTGTGGATTGTCGATCTACACCTGTTGACAGCCATATTCCACACGTGTAGAGTTCTTCCTGTGGTGAACAAAACGTTGTTCACGCCCAGGAGAGAACCCCATGAACGCAATTGGCCCTTCCGCCGCTTACTTCGAGCCGCCCAGCCGCTCGCAAGATGAAGCGGACCTGATCGATGAGGAATACGCCCGCCTTATGGCCGGCGAGTGCAACCCGACCAGCGAGCACATGATTGCCGACGCTATCGGCAACATGGACACCCCGCAGTTCAAAGAGCTGGCCGAGGCCCTGCAGGTGGGCAACCTCCTGGGCGCCGGCGCCGCGCTGGACTCCATCGTGCGCAACAACGCCCAGGCCCGGGCCCGTGCGGCAGCCGAGCGGGTGCTGCGGTGATTGAAATCTTTGCGCTACTGGCTGAGGCCCGCGAGGAGCTGAGGGCGTGCGCCCCGCATTCCGCCGCGCACCTGCTGCTGCGCATCGACGACGTGCTGCTGGCCGAGCTGAGCAAGCCGGGCAACCCGGATCCCATGGCCACCCTGCAGGTGGTTCGATGAGCCCCATCGAGCAGCAGTTCCTTGCCCACGAGGACGCCCGCAAGCCGCGCGAAGGCGTGGGGCAAGTGCTGCGCCAGGTGGCCGACAACCCGGACCTGGACCGGACATTCACGCAAGCCGTCGCCGCCGAGCTGGCGCTGCGTTTCGCGCTGGCCGCCGGCGCCGAGCTCAACCAGGTTGCCCACGAGATCGCCCACCAGGCCGAAATCACCCGCCGGCAGTCGCGGTGGGAATCGCAAGCCGATGCCGACGACTTTGATCTGCGCCGCTGACCCATCACAACCGCACCACCACCCGGAGTATTCATGAACGATCTTTCGATCGACGCTTCAAACCCATTCGCGGCTGCGAAGGGCGGCGAGTCGTCAGCCTTGGCCCATGTCGAGCAATCGCGCGCCGTTGCCGAGGTCCAGGCCGCCTACGTGGTGGCCAAGCGCTTCCCGCGAGATGAGCGCAAGGCTTACGACAAGATCCTGCAGGCCTGCACGCGTCCGGGCCTGGCTGAGGCCGCCACCTACGCCTACGCGCGAGGCGGCTCCGACATCCAGGGACCGTCGATCCGCATGGCCGAGGCGTTGGCCATGGCCTGGGGAAACATCAGGTGCGGCTGGCAGGAGATCAGCCGCGGGATAGGTCTCGACGGCGTGCCCTACTCCGAGGTCCGCGCCGAAGCGATCGACATGGAGTCGAATTACCCGAGCTTTCGCACCTTCATTGTCCGCCACTGGCGCGACCTCAAAAAGGGCGGCTACCAGCTCAAGGACGAGCGCGACATTTACGAGCTGTGCGCGAACCAGGCCGCGCGGCGCCTGCGCGCTTGCATCCTGGCGCTGATACCCGGCGACGTGGTTGACGGCGCCCTCGCGCAGTGCGACGTGACACTCAAGGCAAAGGCGGACGTCACGCCAGAGGCGCTGGCCAAGATGGTCGATGCTTTTGCTGCGCTGGGCGTATCCAAAGAGCAGATCGAGAAGCGCATTCAGCGCCGGATCGACGCGATCACGCCGGCGCTGATCCTGCAGCTTCGCAAGATCCACAACAGCCTGCGCGATGGCATGTCGAGCGCCGCCGACTGGTTCGAGCCCGACGAGAGCGG